CATTTCGTCTTCGCTTTCGCCTTCTGAAACAGCTTCTAGTTCTCTTAGAAGTTCATCTAGGTCAATTTCTTCGTCACCTTCTTCTCCTCCGGCTACAGGGTCACCCTCGCCAGGTACATCTAAATCTGCTCCAGCGTCCATATCATCAGCAGGTAATTCAGCGTCCATTTCAGCTCCACCACCCATTTCTTGTGAAATGATGTCTCTGATTAGGTCTTTGAAATCCTCTACTGAAAGATCTTTTAGATCTTCGTCGTCTGCTGGCTCATCTTCGATTTCGTCTCCAGCTTCCTCAGGAGCTTCTTCTCCTTCATCGTCAGCTTCTTCAGCATCGTCTTCTGCTTCTTCTACAGCTGTTAGTTCTTCCTCTACTGTTTCTTCTACTTTGTCTTCTTTAGAGCCTTCTTCCATAGCGTCATCTTTATCATGATGCTTGGCTTCTTCTACTTCTTCTTCGACTTCGTTTACTGCTACTTCATCAACGTCTTTTTCTTCCATTTCTTGAAGTTTAGCAGCTAACATGTCTTTTAGATGAGGAGTTAAAGTCTCTTCTAAAGCTTCCTTAGCGTTAGCAATAGCGGCTTCTCTTACAGACTTAGCTTCAGCAATAGCTTGCTTAAATAAATCTTTGTTTGCCATTTTGTTATAAAATAAATGTGATTTCTGTTACTATTAAGAGCAACAATAGGAAATATAATTTTTTACGATACAGTATAGGTCACTGTATATTCGTATATAAATATATAATGTTTCCGGAAAACTAAGTAAATTGTAAAACTTTTATGATACTGCTTTAGCAGCGGCTCCTACAGCAGTGGCAATCTCGCCTCCTACAACAGCAATATCTCTTCCTTTTAATGCTGCTTTAACAGCAGAAATAGTAGCGGTTGCAACTCCTCCTCCTCTTAGGGCATTTAGAGCTCCGATACCTGCTTTGACTCCTAGTCCGGCTAATATAGCGATAAATAAACCTTTAGCAACTAATTGTCTTTTGTTTTCATCTCTAACAAAAGGCTTAATAAATCCTGAGATTGCTTTAACTATATTAACTTCATTATTATGAGCCCATTTGTGAATAGCATCTGCTTTATCAGCTGCTTTATCTAGATTCATTTTACGTAATGCTTTTGCTGCATACTTACCTAATACGTCTAATACTGTGTTAGAAGCTAGAGCCCAAGATAATATACCTACGGTAGTAATTACCTCATTAACATCTTGTTCCCCTTCTTTACCGAATTCAGCTTCCATCTCTTTTGCAAGATCAGCTGCCATTTGAGATTCTGCACTTTCAAGGATTAGTTCTGCTAGTTTCATTATTAAGCGTTATTAACAGTTACAACATGTACAATCACATGATGTTCCACAGTTACATACTTCACAATTACATTTCATATCTATGCTCTTAATATATCGTTGATAATAGAATCTAGATTACGGTATTTAGAAACCTTAATTTTACCTTCTTGTAATGCTACTGGGTTCATAAAGGCACCGTGGGTGGAAGGATTAGATACAAAGTCCCAACATACCAATTCAAAATCAGGTTGTACTTCTAAAGTACCTTCATTAGTCTGTTGAACAGAACCAGTACCTCTAGATGAAATACCAATCGTATGACCTGCTCTTATAATCTCTTTTACGATATTACCTGCAGGTGTATTTAACAATTCTACACGTCCCATAAGGTCGTCTCCCTTCCACCATAACTCTTTTACTATATGAGAGGCGTTCTTAAGAGAGACAACAGGAGATTCAGGATGATCAAGTTCTCCGAATGCATTTCCATTCTCAACAAACTCTTTCATATATTTATTGCATTCTCTTTCTAGAATAGCTTTATCATATACTCTACCGTTCTGGTTTTGGGCTTCTGCTCTTTGCATAACACCTTCTACCTCGAATACTCCAGGTTTATTTTTAGACTCAATAATAGTTGGTCTAAACGGTGTTACGTCAACTAGTAGTTCTGTCATAATTTAGATGTTAGGTGTGTACACTGTTTGCTTAGGTTGCTCATCTGTTTCCCCTAAAGGTCTTTCTCCGGAGTTATGAGCGTCTATATCTTTTTGAGATATAACTCTGACTTTAGGTTGATCTAACCCTTTAGTAAAGCCTTTTCTAGTAACAGGTCTTAAGTCTTTAGTGAATGCTGATTCAATAGCAGGTGCTAAAAAGCCTCCTACTTTGAGTCCTTCTTCGTTTCTAATTTCTCCTAATGTATTGTATACTTTTTGAATTTTGTCTCTAGTCTTATCGTAGTATGCTTCAATATCTGTTACTAAGTTTTGTAGGTCTAAAATAGCTCCTTTCATTCCTTCGAATCCTGCATAGTCTTCAGCAAATTTGGCTAACTCTTGAGTAGCTGCTTCGTTGATAGTACCTTCTTCTAATACTTTAGAAATAATAGCTTTTAAGTTTTCTTTAACCATGGCTTTTTTGATAGCTTTATCTTTAGCAGCCATATAATCATCTGAATCGATGTCTCCATCTCCGTCGTGATCTTTTCCTTTAGCTTCGTTTGGAGCATGCATAATATCTACACCTAAGTTGTAATGCTCACCTAAAGCATACATTACTTCTTCTGCTTCTTCTGCTGCTGTGGTATCGTTTTCAGCTGCTCTATCTTCTATTAAAGAGACAAACTCTTGTAATCCTCCTACTCTTTCACTAACTACTGCACTATTTCTTGGTACGTAACTTTCATCTCTTTCTCTTACTGGAAATGCTCCTTCGAAGATATCAGACATTGTATTCTTGATTTCTCTTCTATATTTCTTTAATGCATCTAAAGCAGCAGCCTTATCGCCTTCTTTAACAGCATCCATAACATCGCCTAAATGAGCATTTTCTCTATGGTAATTTACGTCTTCGAATGAATCGTAAATCTTCTGCATAGTATCTACTGGGGTGTTAATTCTAATTTTTAAACCTGCTTTAAGCATTCCTTCGTAATCAAAGTCAGTAGAGAACATATCACCGGGCTTGTATGAATGAGGTTCATCGCTTAAGCTGCCAGGTTTATAGTTTTTGATAGCATCCATTGTTGCATCATCCATCGCTTCTTCTACGTCAGCCTCTTGGCCCATTACTTCTCCGACATCATCTCTATTGATAGTTTCGTATTCGTCATAGTTATGCCATACATCATTTAAGTCTGTATAATCTATATCACCATTATAAATGTCGTCTTTATGAGTTTTGATAAAGTCAATAGCATCTTGAGTACTTACTTTCATACCAGTCTCTGGATGACCGTCAATAGTTAAGAAGTCTATAATTTGTCTCAGAGCTATTTTTCTATCATGATTAGAGGCTCTTTCTCCAGGAACACCTGGTTCGGTAGGAATAGCATCAGCTTCTTCTACACCTTCTTTTAAAGTAGCCTTCTTCATATCATTAAAAGTATCTTTGTGGTTATTCTTTTTTACCTCTTGATACTTATCATGCTTATCTACTTTTTTAGATTCACCGGACATTAAATTTAAGTAATGATTCATATCTTTTCTAAGATTCATCAAAGTTTGATTCTTAGCCTTAAGATACTGTTCTTTACTAACAAATCCTGTAGAGTCTATACCAGCTGTTTCTAATTCTACATCTACTCCTCTTTCGATAGCTTCAATAGGAAAATTATCAGGTAATGCCTTAATTTCTTTCTTATTATCTTTCTTCTCGAAAATCATTTGTTTGTTTTTCAAAATAGTAACAGAGTCCTCGTATCCATTCCACTGTGTAATGAATTGAGGAAAAGCTTGTCTCATTTGACGGACAAACTCTGCTGGTTTTAGCTTTCCTTCTAGGACTGCATGATATTTTTCAGTTGCTGTCATTTTTTAAACTTCTTTATATCCTTGTCGTTTTAATGCCTTTTTTGCCCTCTTTCCTTTACCGAAAGCAAAGGGAGTAGCGTATTGAGCTCCTGTACCTGGTGAAAAAGTTGCTGATCCTCCAGTTACGTTCGCCTCGTCTAGTTCTTGCATTACTTCTCTAACTAATGATATTAATTCAGACCTTTTCATTAAAGTGTCTTTAATTCATTAACTAAATCGTAGTACTGCATTAGATTAATAAGATGGGTATCTGTAATAGCTTCTGTCTTTTTTAAAGGAACAATAGCTTTAGCTACCTCATCTAATTTGATTTTTACAACTTCGTCTTTGACTTTTTTAGATAACTTATTTACCTCTGATGTAATTTTTGAAAGTTCTTCATTAACTACGGTGCGTAAACGTGTTTTAGAATTTACAGAGGTGATAAATTCTTTAAGTATATTTTTTTGTTCTGGAAGTAGGTCTTTATAGTTATCGTTAAACTTTTCCAGTAATATTTTAAAGGTTAGTAATCTTAAATCTTTATCGTATTTCGAATACTCTTCTATTAACGTATCCTTAACGCTGTCCTCGTTTTGCGCTTCAACTGTTAAGTGTTCTAAGATAGTAACCTTATTATCTACTAAGTACTGTGGGTCAACTAACTGGTTATTATTCTGTGCTTCTAATAGGCAGTATAATGCAGCTAGTGGTTTATAATCTCTAACTTGAATACTGAAGAAGTCTTCAATATTATAGTGTTTTTTAATTTCAGAGATTAGCTTATATTTTTGATTTTTTAATGTCGTTTGGTTTAGCTTTCTCGATACTTCAGTTATTGTAGAAACTATCGCTTCAGCCTTCTTTTGAGAAACACCTCTTGATTTACTTACTAAATCATATAACTTATATTCTTTAGCCAAAGAGCTTTTACTTGCATAAAATTCTTTTAATATACCAAGTGCAGGCGACTCATCTTTATTTAATGTATCGGCCGCTATCTGCTTAACTAATAATTCAAATATTAGTCCAGTGTTCTTAAACTTGGAATGTTTTATTTTCATTATACACGTTTACTATATATAAATATGCCCTACTTACCTAAATCCTTGATGTTATCCTCATTAAGTAAGTCACTGCTCTCAGAATCATCTTTTTTATTAAAGACAATTTGTTTAAGCATATCTTGGTTTTGTTTAAATACTGTTTTAGTATTTACATTTTCATTAACATTATCAGCATCACTAGGAAAACCTCCATGCATACCATGAACTCCAAGTGGATCTCTACCTCCTAAAGGATTATCAGTAGTACCGTAAACGGATGCTTTTTCTTTAGGTCTGCCACCTTCAGGTCCAGGCTGTCCCCATTCAGAGTAGCCAGACGGTAGATTCTGTGGCTCTCCACCTTTAGGGGTAGCTACTGATCTTCTACCGTACATAGATGCTAAGTCATGTGGTGTACCGTAAGTAACGCCTGATCTCGCTGGATCGTTTCCTTCTCCTTCAATTTGAGCTCTTCTAAATTTACGTTTTTCATCTTCTATCATTAAATCTCTCATTTCCATATACTGATCCTCTGATAAATTAAATATATTTTCGTAAATATAATCTGAGGCAAATAACTTAGAGTCTTGCATTTGACTAGCTAAATCTACCTTTTCCTTAAGCAATGCAACTTTTTCTTGTTCGAATACTATAGAAGGAGTAGTTAACTTAATTTCAAAATTAGTTAAACTCTCTCCTGTAAATCCTTGCGTGTATAAATGTACTAGAGCTATTTTAGTTAGCTCAGATTCCATTATCTTTTGAATTCTCTCTACTGTTCTTGCAAATCTAATATCCTCGGCAGCTAGTGTTGCTTTACCTGATAGATCACCTTCGTAGCCGAAATACGCTTTAGGTATCTTTAGTGCAGCAAATAATTTAGCCTGCAAATACTGTACGTCAGTAGCACCATCATAATCTAAACCTTTAGTCGTTTCAATACGAGTAGAAGTATCTCCACCTCTTACCGGTAGGTAGAAATCTTCCATCATATTTTGCATATTAAATTTAAGGTTGTATTGACCAGTTTTAGGATCTATATACGGAGTCTTTTTCATTTGGTTGATAGTCTTATTCATAAACTGCTCAACCTCATTCGGTGGGATAGATCCTACATTAATATAGAACATCCTCTTTTCAGGAGCTCTCATAATACGATGTATTAACATCGCATCTTCCATTAATGTAGTTTGTTTAAATATTTTTCTAGCAGGCTCTAAATAAGATCTACCGTAAGGTAAATAATGCACATCAGATATTAATCTAAAGTGAGCCATTTCGTAATTATCAATTACTATATTACTACTTTGTTTTTTATTAGGAAGATAAGTAGTATCTGTAGAAGCAGCAATACCGTCAGGATCTAACTCAAACTCTACTTTTTGAGGGTTCTCTGGGTCATGTCCTTCATGTCTAGCGATATGGTATACTGTATAAGGTAAGACGTTATAAACACCAAACTTCTCTGCTATTTCTAGCTTTAAGAAAAAGTCACCATACTTAACCATATTTCTAGTCCATGACCAAAGGTTAAACTCAATATTTAAAACGTCATAAAATAAGTTGTAAAGTACTCTTTGAATATTTTCATCAGAAGATTTTATAGATAAAACTTCGTTTTGATCGTTTTTTACTGTAGCTTCATCTGCGATAATATCTAGAGCAGAAGCAATTATAGGATCAGTATCCATTGCTTCATAATCAGAATATAGCTGTATCCTGAGTGTTTGGTAGTTAAGGTTAGGGTTAAATATGTTAGCTTTATTGTAAGTATATAAACGAGTAAACCTATCCATTAAAGAATTAGTTTGGTATTTACCCGTGGTTTGAATATTACTTACATCAGATACTTTTAACTGAGTACCACCAATATTTCTAATGACTACATCTGTTGAAAATAACCTCTGTAATCGTCCAAATAAGGATCTATCTGCCATCTGACTTAGTTTTTATATATAAATAGTCTATTTTAATAACCAGGAGACATCTTCATCACCGCCTGGTGTCTTCATAAGATACGGATTATTTTGCTGAATTCCAACATTTGTCATGATTGCTTG